ACCCTATTTTGCCATTCCTGGAGTATGCCAAGAATGGTGGAGAGCCTCAAGTTAATCCTGTAGGGTACGGTGCAAGTGAATACAACGGGCTTAGCGCTCAAACAGACACCTTCACTTTGAAGAAATTTGATGAGGTTTTGAATGCCCAGCTTCTGAAATGTGCCAATAAAGGATGGGACGTTTACTTTTGGAATCAGGATAATATGTTGATCGGTTATAATGATGACACTGATATCCTTGCCGGTATTCCGATGTCTACTGTTTACCCGACCGTGACACAGTACCCGACCAGTAGTGCTAAGTCTGCGATGACTGTTAGTTTTTCACATGAAGATGTGGAAGACAGCCAATTGCACTTTGACTACGTGCAGTTAGACTTCAATCCCAAGAATTTCGTTAAAGGCTTGGTTGATGTTGTGTTTCAAAAGTTGGAGGCCGAAAATACTTACAAAATAGTTGAAGTTGTTGGTGGTTATGACCGTACAGAAGAATTTGGCAGTCTTATTGCTGATGGTGCTGCTGAAGTTATGAATAACGTAACTTCTGCTACATATTCGGATGGTATCATTACCATTGTTCCTAAAGCCGGGGCGGTTCCTTCGTTGAAAGCTCCTTCTGTATTGTATGAAAAAGGAATCAGAGGTATCGAGCAGGTGTCATGAAGGTAGATAATGTTACGTTCGTCGAGGTTGCTGTGAAGGGCATGACGAAGGAAGAGTTTATTAATGCGCACATTAAAGTCGTGTGGCAGGAACTGAAGGAAGCTGACCGCAAGAAGAAGCTCTCGGAAGTGTACGATGCGATAACTAAGTAACCGACGGGCTGGGGTGTGATTACAGCCCGGCCCGTTATATTTTTACTGTATGGCAGATTTTGATGAATTACATAGAGTTATTCATTCCATTGCATCCGGGTTTGAAGAGGAATGTATTAGGTGTATGGAAGAACATAAGAATGTGCTCGTTGATTGCATTCAGGAGCAATTATATTCCGGTCTGGACGGTACTGAACATCTATTGAATCCTGATTATGATACTGACACCTATTTTAACGAGCCCGGTCCCTGGCAGAACCGTGCGGAACAATATAAACGATGGAAGGAGAGGATAACTCCACCTCTTAGAAGTGAGATGCTTTATTTGCCACCGCGTCCGGTTGAGGTACCTAACCTCTTTATTACTGGTACTTTCTATGATAGCATAACTGCCGATAGAATTGATTCCGGGCTTCGATTCTCAACGAAAGGATTTACGGACGGTAGTTCTATTGAGAAGAAATACGGTGAGCAGATTTTAGGCATTGGTGATACAGCTAAAGAGTACTTTAATATTATGTATCTCCGTCCCTGGATGGAACGTTTCTTTTCAGAATGTGGATATCGGTAGAAAATGGCTTGTAGTTGCGAAATAAAAAAGATGCAGAGTGAACTGGAACGTATCAGTGATCTTGCAAAGAAAGCAGCTGTCTTGGATGGTTGCATGTATGTTGTTTATCAGAAAGAAGATGGTACCTATGCTTTTGATAAACTAGGAGTTGAGATAAAAGGAAAGATTGTTGAATATAGACATTACCTGTAATTATGGCAGATTTAAAATTAAAAGATTTCGTTGATGAGAACGATTTGCAGAAATTGGTGGAGCTTGATAATACTATTGAGCGTGTGAGGGCTGATTATGTTAATGCGGCCAAAGAATTAGCAAAAGGTTTGAAACTAAATGTAGAAGGCGTTGCTGATCTTGAAAAGTTGAGTAATCTTTATAATACCCAAGCAAAAACGGCTGGCTCTGCATCTGCTGAATTAACCGAGGCTCTTAGAAAACAGTCTGAAATAACTCAAACTGTCAGTAAGAAGATAGAGGAAAAGCTAAATGTAGAGAAATTATCTGCTGCTGAATTGAAGAAACTAACCAAGGCAAACTCGGATAATGCTGCGTCCTTGGAAAAGGCTGCTAAAGCGGAAGCTAACTTGACAAAAGCGCAGAATGCCGGTAATACTACTCGTAAGAAAGCTGTTTTATCTGAAGAAGAACGTTTAAAACTTATCAGAACTGCTATTACCTTGACTAATCAGGAAGTACATAGCCGTTCACAAGCAAAGGAAATGAATAAGCAGCTACAAAAGGCTGTTGATGTTTTGAAAGATACGGATGAAAACTATATTCGTACACTTGCCCGTCTTAATTCTACTATTGGAATCAACACTGATTACATAAAGCGAAATTCCGATCGATATAGTCAACAGAAAATGACCATTGGTGCATATCGGGAAGAAGTAAAGGCGGCATGGATTGAAATACAGAACGGTAATAAGTCCATGCAGAACATGGGAATTATTGCCCGGAATGCTGGAATGATGCTTAAAACGGAGATGGCTCCTGGGCTAAACAAAGTTGGTGCAGGATTGAAAGGGTGGGCTGCTGGATATATTGGTGCACAAGCTGTTGTTAGTGGAGTTGTTGCTTTATTTACAAAACTGCGTGAAGGAGTAGGTGATATTGTTAAATTTGAATTAGCTAATAGTAGGCTTGCTGCAATATTAGGAACCACTTCTGATAAAGTGAAGGAGTTAACTGCGGATGCTCAACGTTTGGGTGCTACAACGAAATACACTGCATCCGAAGCTACGGATTTGCAAATAGAACTTGCTAAACTAGGTTTTACTCGAAAAGAAATATTAGATGCAACAGAGCACGTTCTAAAATTTGCACAAGCTACCGGGGCAGAATTAGCAGATGCGGCTTCATTGGCAGGTGCTTCTCTTCGTATGTTTAATGCTGATACAAGAGAAACTGAAAGATATGTGTCTGCGATGGCTGTCGCAACAACCAAAAGCGCATTGTCGTTTTCATATCTCGCTACTGCATTACCAATTGTTGGACCGGTTGCAAAAGCCTTTAATTTCAGTATTGAAGATACTTTGGCTTTGTTGGGTAAATTATCGGATGCCGGCTTTGATGCTTCAATGGCTGCTACTGCTACCCGTAATGTCTTTCTAAATTTAGCTGATAGTAATGGAAAGCTGGCAAAGGCGTTAGGTAAGCCCGTTAAAACATTGCCTGAGTTAGTTGAAGGATTGAAATCGCTAAAAGAAAAAGGGGTAGACTTGAATACTACTCTTGAATTAACTGATAAGCGTAGTGTTGCCGCTTTTAATGCCTTTCTCACCGCTGTTGATAAAATATTACCACTTAGAGAACAGATTACTGGTGTAGAACGTGAATTGGGCGATATGGCTCACACGATGGGAGATAATGTTCATGGAGCTCTTGCTAACTTATCTTCAGCATGGGAAGCGTTTATGCTTTCTTTCTCCGAGTCAACGGGACCTGCTAAGGAGTTTCTTAATTGGATGGCTGATAAAATAAGAGGTATCGCCAATGATTTGAAATCTCCTGAAGAAAAAATAGAAAAGATAGATTATAATTTTAGAACACTTGCAAAAAAAGATGCGAACAAAAAGTTATTGGAAGTAGAAAAAGATTTTCAGGCAGAATATAAGAGGCTTATTGATGCTGGTGATACAGAGGAACAAGCATACACAAAAGCTGTTATTCAAATGAAAAATAAACGTATTGAAGTAACGGCCCAAGAGAGAGAAGCTTTAAAACGGATGAAAACTCGTGCTCAATATGCAACATCAGAGTTTGAAGATATGTCTTGGATAAAGAATGGTGCTGCTAAAATGTTTGGCTATTACACGTCGGAAGCAGAAAAAGCGGATAAGGCTCAGTTGGAATTTTCTAAAAACTTATTCAAAATAGCATCTAGCGATGAGTTTAATCGTGGACTTGATGTGATTGCAGAAAAGTTCCGTCCAAAGGGTAACGACAAAAATGGTTTAGGTATAACAGTCCTTACTGATAAAGAAAAACGTGAACAGGAAAAAGCTCTCAAAGAGAAGCTGAAAATTCATGAAACTTATCAGGAGTCAGAACTAGCTCTTATGGATGAGGGACTGGAGAAAGAACTTGCTAAAATTGGTGTTGCTTACTCGAAGAAGATTGCTGCCGTCAAGGGTAATAGCAAAGAGGAAATTGCTACACGTCAGAATTTAGCTAAGGAAATGCAGGAAAAGCTAGATGAGTTTACTATTAAGTATAATTCTGATCGTGAGAAGAAGGATGTTGAGAACGCTCTTGCTGTTGTAAAAAAGGGGTCCCAGGAAGAACTTGATTTGAAATTGCACCAGTTGGAGTTGCAACGTGAAGCAGAAATTGATGCAGCGGAGAAAACAGGTGAAGATGTAATATTGATAGATGAAAAATATGCTAGGAAAAAACAAGAGATTTACGGAAAGTATGCTTCTGATCAGGTAGCATTGATTGCGGAAAATGCAGCCCATGAGCAAGAGATACGTGACGCTGCGTATGTAATGGATATGCTTGCTCTTAAAAAGAAGTTAACATCCAAGCTAATAACAGAAGAGCAATATGCGATAGAGGAATACAATTTACAACTTGAATATGCACATAAGACTACTGAAGCAGCGATTGAAGCTTTGGAACTGGAATTAACCGTTGAGAATATTACTGCTGAAGAACGTACTAAGATTGTTACTCAGTTGTATGTTTTGAAGGCTGCTCTCGCTAAAAAGGAGGCAGAATTACAGATAAGTGCTATTCAAAATATTACTAAAGCTGAAGATAAAGCGTTAAAAGAACGCCAAAAGAATCTCAAAAAATGGTTGCAAACTGCATCACAAGCTGTAGGGACTATTGGAAATCTTGTTTCTACACTTTATGATGCTCAAATTGATAAGATAGAGGAAGAGCAGGATGCTAATGATGAAAAATATGACAAAGATGTTGAACGGGTTGATAAACTGGCAGAGTCAGGTGCTATTTCCGAAGAAGAAGCAGAAGCACGTAAACGTGCTGCAAAATCTTTGACAGAAGCAAAAAATGCTGAACTAGAAAAACAAAAACAAGAAATGGCGCGTAAACAAGCCATTTGGGAAAAGGCGACTAGTGTTGCGCAGGCTGGAATAGCTACTGCACTGGCAATAACTGAAGCATTACCGAATATTCCTTTATCTATTGTTATTGGTGCCATGGGAGCAATTCAGGTTGCAACTATTCTTGCAACTCCTATTCCTTCTTATGCAGAAGGTACCAAAGGAAATGATAGACATCCCGGCGGTACCGCTTTAGTTGGTGATGCTGGTAAGCATGAAGTTATTATGTATTCCGGAAAAGCATGGATTACTCCTGCTACTCCAACTTTAGTTGATATTCCTAAAGGTGCACAAGTCTTTCCTGATGTTGATAAGATAGATATCTCTAATTTTGATATGCCAGATTGGGACTTTCCTACATTTTCACCGACATATTTTGCATCCTCTTCCGGTGATACCACTGTTTTCAATGATTATTCCCGATTAGAAAAAAGGGTTGATAAAACAAATCTCCTTTTGATGAAGAGTCTTAAAATGCAGCGTCAGGATGCGTCTAACCGTGAATTTGAACTGTATAAGTTGTCTAAACTGAAATAGCTATGATTGAAAGATTAAATCAGATAACATTGAATGATTTCATTGAGCTTTCATGTGGAAACTATGCTTGTTTGCTTTCGGACCGCGGATCTGTGTCTGAAAGCACGCTTAAAGAGATGACATCTAAATTAATTATCGAATACAGAAGCATTGTTAATCCTTCAGGTATGCAGGCTATGATTATGGACAAAGAGGATATGGTGAAGGAACGTGCCAAACTATTGAGCCTTCGTATATGTCAGACTCTTGTTTCTCTTGGCTTTTATGATGATGTTCGTCAGGTGTTGGGTCAACTAAATGTAGATATCCGGAATATGAGTGATGAGCAAGTTATATCGAAGCTTGATTATTTGCTTCATTCTGCAATTTTTGAGCAAAAACGGAACGAGGAAAGACGCAGTGAGGAACATAAAGGAAGTAAGGCTACTCCTGAACAAATTCGTTCTTCTTTTGATGCCGAGATTGCTTTTCTAATGACATTCTTTAAAATGAGTATTGATTCCCGCGTAATTAATGCTGCTGTCTATGCGAATATCGTTCATCAAGCTGATGTTGAAATATCGATCAGAAAAAGAAGCACATGATAATATTGGTATTACATATATGCTGTAATTCGATTAATTTTTAATTAAAGCGAATTATTTCATACAGTCGTTTGTACATCTCCTTTAGAATCACAAACGACTTTTTTATGAATAGAAAAAACAGCATCCATTGTATAAATAGGCATTTATACAATGTTTTATTGTCAGAATTACGTACATTAGAGACGAAGTGTAATCGGATAACGGCAGAAGTGTCCGAGGTAAAAAAAATGATTGCCTTATTGCCCCCCGATATAGGCACTCTTATTAGTTCAATCGAGCGTTCTGCTAAGGAAATGCACGAACAAAGTATCATGCACCGGAAATATGTGGAAAGGTGCATTAATGGCGAACCGAAGATACACCTAATAAGGAGGGCTGACAATGGACTTTGAAAAGGAATTATCAGAAATATATCCTTGGATATTAAAGGTGGCAAGAAAATTCTGCTGTTCCATGCAAGATGCTGAAGACTTAGCCGGTGATACAGTTTATAAGCTACTTGTGAATCGTGATAAATTTGATTGTTCTAAACCACTTCAACCGTGGTGTCTTATTATAATGAGGAATACTTATATAATAAGATACAATAGAAATTCCCTTATACATTTTACAGGGCTTGATATGGTAGACGGAAGTGCCATTTCTAACTGTACAGCTCATTCAATACTGTTTGATGATTTGGTTTCTACAATACAACGGTGTGCTAAAAAATCTCGTTGTATTGATAGTGTGATGTATTATGCTAGTGGGTATTCTTATGATGAGATAAGTGAAATCCTGAACATTCCTGTTGGAACTGTAAGAAGTCGTATTTCTTCTGGTCGGAAAATGCTACTTCAAGAATTCAAATATTAATAGTGTGACTTATTAGAGAATTAACTTTATAATATCACGAAAATATATTATGTTTGAATATTTAATTTTGAATAATTTTTTTATAAACTATAATGGATGAAAAAATAATAACCACAAATGAATTGGAGGTACTTGCTAATGAATTTTATGGTTCTAAAATAACGCAAGAAGAGTATTTTTCTAGGTTGGATGATATAGATTGTTATCAGGCACATTATTTGAAAGCACGTGTGTATTTGGATAAGCAAGATTTATCTAACGCAATGATAGAAATTAATACTTCTATTCATATGATTGAAGCGTATGATGAAAATGATTTAAAGTGTGAGTTGGGAACTTTTTTCCCTTCTTTGCAAGCATATGTTTATAGAGCTGCAGGAGAAATATATGCAATCCTAGGTGAACAAGATAAAGCGACTGAATTTTACATAAAGTCACAGTATTATTCTATCCAATTAAAGTCTGATTTTGACGGTGTAAAGTCAGGAATTGTTTATTCATTTAGAAGTGTGAGTATTTATTCTTTGTCTGATTTAATATCAAATACTATAACAGTGTGTCATCCTTCTAAAATGAATGACCCCTTTGATAGTCTATTTCTTTTGTGGTCAAGTGAAAGTAATTTGAATAGAATTTGTAAAAATAATGCTCATATAAAGCCTTTCAGTGACTCTTTTCAATATTTTAAAATTAGAAGTTTTGTCGGAAATAAAAAATTAAGTTTAGATAATAACCTAATAAGAAAGGTGGTCATGTGGTCTCATTATGCTGATGCTCATAAAGGTTTTTGTATTAGATATAAACTTTCAACGGTATTTATAAAACAGGCTCAGGGTAATGGTTATTCTCATAAATATTTAAAGAGGGTGCATTATCTCTCTAAAAATGAGAAATGTGATATTTTAACTAAAAAGAAAGATACAAATAGTTTGTTTATATGGAAATCTACAGAATGGAAATATGAAAATGAAATAAGATTAATTAGTTATGACCCAAGCTGTAAAGATGATCATCTTCAAATTCCTCTTGATAAGAACTCTATGATTGAAGCGATTTATTTCGGTTATAGATGCGTTGAAAGTAATGTAAAGAATATAATGCAAATTTTAGGAGAAGGAGTTCAGTATTTTAAGATGGATTATGATCCTAATAACGTTTATAAGTTGAAAGTGAATAAAATCTTATATAAAGACTATATTGATACATAGTTTTTAAGTTGATTCCGGTTACCTTATAAATTCTATTTTTACTAGATAATTTCGTAATATGCTTAAAATCTGATGCTTACATCTGTGTTTTGTAATGCGTGATTTTCAAGAATTTAGCCAATCGGAAAACCGGTTGGCTTTTTCTATATATTTGCTCGTGAACGTTCAAAAGGAGTTAAAATGCTTTGTAAATATGTACTTACCGTTGATAGTATTTCCTATGATATTCCCAAATCTTGTATTCAGAATTGGGATGAAATAAAGTTTTCCCGTAAACGCTCCGGACTTGAAGGAATAACTAGAACCTTTACTTCAAAATTCCAGTTTGTGGGAGAAGCCTATGATCTCATATTGGAGGAGTATTTGAGCAAATACCTAGCTTCTAATGCTAGTATCACTGTTTATACTATAACTAATTCTCATACTTATGAAGAATTCTTCAGTTGCCGACTGGATTTCGGTTCATTGACCTATGATGGAAATACTGTTTCTATTAATTCGATAGATGATAGTGTCGCTAATATCATAAAGGCTAACAAAGGAACGCAGTACGAATATTCGGTAGATGAGATAAAAGATGTATATCAGCTTTATTATGATAGACTACCGTTTAATTACTACGCGAACTATATATGTGGTGGATACTCTTTAGAAGATGGAGGGCAATATGTTGATTTCTCAAGAGATATAACAGGAAAAACTATATTCCAGTCTCTTCCATTGGAAGTCGTAGAAAAAGACTTACCAGAATCAGATAGTCCTGTAGAAATAAATTCTGTGACTTTAGATACTTCTGTACCTGCTTTTTTAAGGGCGCATAAACCAGTCAAGGTATATATAACCCCCGAATTCAACTTTTATTTAGGCAGAGGAGATGTAATGTTGACACTTGCTAAAGTTGATGGGAACGGTACCACAAGCACTATTGCGAGTTGGATAAATACCGATTATTCAGGAAATACACATACAACAGAAAAAGACACTTATAGACCCGAACAATATCGGGATGTTTATGCAATAGATCTTCAAGATGGTGAATGTCTTCAATTTGTCATACATGATCCGATAGGTAATATGAATGTTAACGGACCTGGAAAGGTGTATTTTTCTAAATATTCACTACAGATTAAATGGACTTCAATAGCATCACCTATCAATATAGATGTGGTAAAACCTATTACTGTTCTGAATAGTTTGCTCAAAAGTATGAATGGTGGTAAAGGGGGTATAAAAGGCGAGATAGCTTCCGGTGTAGACAATCGGTTGGACAATTGCCTTATTTTGGCTGCCGAAAGTATTCGTGGGATATTGTCTGCTAAATTATATACCTCATATACGAAGTTTGTAGACTGGATGGAAGCCTGTTTTGGCTTTGTTCAGAAGATTGAGGGGGATATTGTAAAGTTTGTCCATCGTGACAGCTTATTTACTTTTAATGGTAATAAGAATATATCAAGAAACATTTCAGATTTTCAATTTAAAGTAGACAGTTCTAGGATATATGCACGAGTTAAAGTTGGTTATGATAAAGTTGATTATGAATGCTTGAATGGTCGTGATGAATTTCGATTTACTGCTGAATATACTACTGGATTGCAAGTAACAGATAATACACTAGAGTTAGTGAGCCCTTATCGTGCAGATGCTTATGGCTTGGAAATCGTGTCACAGAAAAGGGGAAGTAGTTCTACTGATAACGAAAGTGATAATGATGTGTTTATCGTTGGCGCAATGCTCGCTTATAATAAGGTTATTGGGAAAGCGGAATATGTACTAGAAAGGAATGCGGATTGGAAGATTGCAGGTGTTCTAAATCCTGATGCAATGTTTAATGTTATGTATTGGCAGAAAGCTATGTTGAAAGCTAATGCTAAGTATATTGGCATGTTCGCTGATTCTCTTCATTATGCTTCTTCGGATGGGAATAGCAATGTTATAGTCAATGATGTGAAATTAACTGATGACTTTATACTTGAAGAGCATTTGGTCACTTGTGGAGATGTTTCATTTACAACCTTTGATGAGGATATTCCACAAACAGATGATGGAACGATTAAGATTCAAAAAGGTGGCCTTGTTTACGAGGGCTACATCAAAGAGGTGAGTAGCACAGTTGAGAGAAAAGAGGGAGTGAAGTATGATTTATTTGTCCGTTCAATAACAAAAGCCTAGAAATATGATTATAAGCCCGTTTACCCCACTGTTTTTTTCTCCGTCTACCGATAAATTTGGAGCGAAGAGTAAATATGTGCAATTATTCGCACGTACAGACAGGATTTTTGTTGAATTGATTTTGACAGCCAAAGAGCAGGAGCCTATAGTTTACATTAATAATCTTTTAAGTAATATATCTACACCTGTATCATTAAGCTCATGGAAGATGAATGATGATAAGATTCTTTATTTCTATAACATTTCATTGCTTCCATGTGGATACTATACTGTAACAGTTAATGGGAATACGAGTGAGATTTTTAAAGTTACGGACGATGAATGTGAGTTATCAGAAACCAGCCTTATTCAGTATTCAATGAAAGATAATAAGCAGCGTCTTGATGCTGTCTGGTGGATAGATGGGATGCAATACTTTTTTGATTTTCGCGTTCCTGGTGGTTTCAAAGATAACGGATGGACGTTCGGTGTGGATAATGAGCAGTTCGTGACCTCTGATGAGGATATTGTTGAGCTATTCAGCCACGAATATACAACAGTATTATTCACGCTTGGAAATGGGATGGGATGCCCTGTGTGGTTTGCTGAATTATTGAATCGTGTCTTATGCTGTAATTACGTCTACTTTGATGGTGTTCGATATACCAGAAAGGAAAGTAATGTTCCGGAACTTAACCAGCAAATAGAGGGATTGAAGAGTTTTGTGTTCAATCAAATGTTACAGAAGGTAAGAACGATGAATCCAGTTTTGGAATGGAATAACCAGCTTGCTATGAGGTGTGTACAAAGCGGTGCTTATAGGATAGCAGATGATGAAGGAATGCGTAGTATCAAGTATGGTTCAGAAAGTGGGGTTGCAGAGGTCGGAGCATATATCAATATGACTAAGGCTATTCCTAATACTGGAGTTTCTATTAATAGTGATACTATGGTTACTGTCAACAGTATTCATCACCCAGGTGTTGATGAAAATTCATATTGGGATTTGATTGCAATCAAGACGACTGACATAGATAACAAGTATATTGGTAGAAGAGGTTACGGTAAACTTACAGTTAATGGACTGGATAGACTAAAGAACGATTTGGACAACGGTTCGATAAATTTGCGTGCTGTACTATATAAAGGAGATTCGTATACTAACCTCATTGAAGGGAGTGTAATCAGTAGGGATGGTGTATGTGTCTTGAAAGGTATTAACGGTGGAGATATTGGTGCTCTGAAGGAGTTCCAACTTTATCTTGATAATGTCTATGATTGCGACATAGATAATCTTGGTATGACCATTGAGCTTGTATGGGTATATGAAAATGATTAAAAAAGAGAATTATGACAGAAACAGAAAAACAACAGATTATTAGCCTTGTGTTACAAGCGTTGAAGACAAACAGTCTTACAATAGAGCAACTGACTGATACAACAGAGCTATCCAAAGATATGTACGTTGAAGTTAGTGGCGGTCGGAAAATATCTATTGATTTACTTTCAAGTACCATTGCTAAAATGGTGAATGGTGATTTTGATGCATTAGTGGAGAATGTCAATAAGATTGCAAAAGATTTATCGGATGGAGACGCCGAGTTATTGAAACGTATAACAGGAGTGTCTGATAAATCCAATCCTTTGACTGACCCATTTAAAAGTATTGGCTCTTTTACTACTATTGGTAGCTTTAAAGATAAATTAAAAACAATGTATTCCGGGGATTCTTCTATTGGGAATTATCGGTGTATTTTGTCTGTTGATTCGTCTAAGATTCCTGTAAATATACAAATTGAACGGTTGGAGCTTAATAAGGTTTGTCAATCATTCACTTCGTGTATACAACTGGCTACCATGTCAGACAATGCCGAAGGTGTATATTTAGGTACAGTTTGTACAATCTCACGAATAGGTATTGTTTCCAATGAGAGTGTTGCATGGGGCAAATGGACTTCTGTAATAAATGACTTTGAGGAAAGGATAGGAAAAGCGAACGGTATCGCTCCTTTGAACGAAGAAAGTAAAGTTCCTTCTGAATGTCTGCCTGAACCGTTGTCTCTTGGGGAAGGTGAAGAAGAAGCTTTCCCCGGCAACCGTGGAAAGTCTTTGGAAGATACAATGAAAAATATCCCTTCCGATATAATCAAACCGGGTTCTTTCTCCGTCCTGTCTGACGCTTCCTATCTCGATGTGTATTTTAAGAAAGTGTCCAAAACAACCGGTAAAGAAACGGATGACAGCTTCCGTCTGCCTTCTGCTACCCTTGAACAAGCCGGCCTTTTGTCCGCCGAGGATAAGCAAGCCCTTGAGGATATGAAGAGCGGCACGCCCGCTGACGATGTAACACACCCCATCGTCATTGTTGATGAGATCCGCCCATTGAAAGACGGCTACTATACCCTTGAANNCCCCTTGAACCCGCTATTGCCGCCATTGTCTCCTATCAACAGGAATCTGGCGTCAAATATGAGCGAACGGGTCTCATCATTACTTACAAAACAGGCGAGTATGAAATGGAAACCCGGCAGTTCCAGGGTGCTGTGTCCGATTTTGCGACCCTTTCTCTTTGGAAACCCTTCGGGAATGGTGGTGGCGGTTCCGTTTTT